AGTCAGGCATGGTTTACGCGTTTGCTATGTCAAAAGTCTGATAAGGGATGTTTGTTCCGGTGTCGGAAAGGGTGACCAACGGGTTGGTGATTTCTGGTAACACTCGAGCCTGGGCGGTGAACACCCCAGATCGGGACACAAACATTCTGCCCTGTTCGCAGTTTTGTATGCGGAGCAGATAGTCGCGAAGTCCTGCCCCATCCTCAATAGGCACTGCGCCAATGGTTGAAACACCTGTTGAGATGTTGCGTTCTCCAGCACCTTTAAAAACGTTCGCAGCGTCTAACGCAAAAGTGACGCGATCACCGTAAGACTGTTGGGTGGTGGTGGTGGCGTTGAGTTTTATTTTGTTCATGGCTTGAATGCCGTCTGAGCATGTCACGTTCACTGTTGAATAGTTTGGTTGCATGATGTTTTGGTCGTAGGTGGTGATGATTCCGACAAACAAGTATTCCCCGTTTCGGCTGATCCTGACGGGGGTTGACACGCCTATGGATAGTCGAGCGTCTGTGGTGTTGTAATAGGGACTTGCGGTGTTTACTACCGAAAAGTAAAAGTTCGGGTCATAGATTTTGAATGAGCATCGCCCTGGGGCAACAGAGCTTTCAGCAAAAACGTTTTGTCGTCCACGAAAAATACTGACGTCTTGGATGTATTGGCTGATGTCGTACCATGTTGCGCCACCCAATACCGCGGTTGAGTCGAGCGCTGATAGGTCGAGTTTGAATGCGTTGGCTGGTGGTGCTCCGGTGGCGTAAGCCTCGATCAGGTAGGTTCCGCAGTTGGGAATTGTGGTTGCCATGGTCAGATCGTACTGATGCGAACTGGGCCGACATTCTGGTTATAAAAACGCAAAGCGTCAACAACAGATTGGGCGATGTCTGATGATGTGCTTAGACCGCCAGAGATGTTAATCACGGTTCCTTGTTGAGCTGCACCGAGTTGTCGCTGGGCCATGAAGTCCTGAATGCCAGGGTTGACAGCCAAATCGCTAGTCATGCCGGCAAACGTGGTGTCGGTGCTGAACTGGTCGGACAGGTTAAGGATCTGTTTCAAACTCAGATTTGGGTTTTTAAGTTTTTGGGTGTAATCGGCGATCGTTGAAGTTATGGCGTCAAGATATGCCTGAGCGTTGGAAACACCTGCCGCATACCATTTGTCTGCCGCGTCAGTTCCCACAGAATCAGCGAGGTCTTGCACTGATTGAAGCAAGTCATTTGCTTGGCTAATTGCCTCAGCGCCACCAGCAATGAGTTCGTCGGCGATCTGGGTTCCAGCTGCAGTGCCGGCATCGAGTACTTGTTGCAAAGCTTGTTTTGATAGTCCCGAAATTATTAGTTGTTTGACTTTTCCAGCGAATTGTTTGGTGGCGTCTGCCTGGTCTTTGAGCGCTGCTAAGAATGTTTTCCCTGATTCGGTTCCTTGGCTCAATGCGTCAGAAAATGAAACTCCGCCAGTGATTGATCCTGATACAGATTCCGCAAAACCTGAGTAAGCCTTTTTTGCGTCGTCAAGTTTCTTTGTGGCGTCATCGAGCGCTTTAGCAAATTTGTCTTGAAGTTCTTTACGCGCTGCTTCAATTTTTTGTTTCATGGTGTCTACACCGCCGCCCAGTTTTTGGGTTGCTTTAAACGCTTTGTCCATTTTGTCGTATTGCTCAGGTGTTAATTGTGGACCGATGAAACCGCCAGACGTATCTGCAGCGCCTTTAAGTTCCTTTTGAACGCCCTTAATTTTTGTTACATACAACGCAAGCGCGGCCGCAGCTGCGGCTGCCGTAGCAATACCTACAACTGTTGAGACTTGGACTGCGGTGAACGATGTAGCCAAAGCCCAGTTGACTGCTTCGGTAAGAATTGCGGCGGCTCGATAAGCCTTAAAACCAATGTTTACGAGCACAATGGCAGTGGCGATAGTTCCGATTGCCGTACCTATCGCAACGATAATGCCGGTGTGGTTTTGTGCCCAAACGGCAAAGTTTGTCAGCACTTTAACCATTGTCGTTAGGACTGGTAAAAGCGCAACACCAATCGTTTCTTTAAGTTCGCCAAATTGAATGCCAAGATTTCTGAATTGTCCTTGGGCGCTATTTGCCGATGCTGCAGCTGCGCCACCAAAAGTTTTTGCAAGTGACTGCATCACCTGATCGGCTGATGCCCCATCCTTGATTAAGTTGTAAATTTCTGGTGAGAGAGCTTTGATTGCTTTGGTATTTCCGCCATAAGCCTTAGCAACTGCATCGGTAACTTCTGCCAACGATTTCCCTGTGCCGGCTGCAACGTCAAGGCTTACTTTCAACGCGTCTTGGGCGGTCTTCAAGTCACCTGTGCCACGGACCAAACTGGCAAGGGCAGGGCGGAGTTCATCGTCGGAAACTGCGGCCGCCATTGAAAGAGTGCTTATAAATTTTTCGTTGGCTTTAATCTGTTCGTCGGTTGCTCCAGTGGTGTTTTTTAACTGGTTCGCCAGTTGCAGTTGTGCGGCTTGATCTTCTGCAGCTGCTTTAGCGGCGGAGACTGCTGCAACGCTCAAACCAGCAAGCGCCGCTGTCGCAGGGATAAATGCTTTGTTAAGCGCAAACTTTGTTTTTTCGGATGTTGTTTCTAAGGTCTTGAATTGGGCAATAGCTTTTTCAATTCCGCGTGGATCAAAGTCCGAAATGATGGGGATTTTGATTGACATTTAGAAACTCGCAATTTCTTTGGCTACGGCCTGCATGACGTCATCGGTGATCGCGCTCATGTCTGATTCGATTTGGTCTTGATGTGCAATTACCGCTGGCCACATTGAACGCGACGCGACACCGTAACGTCGCCCCAAATTGGTGGCAAGCACGTTGCTCGAGGATTTGCCTGCCATGTCAAAGATCGCACCCCAGCCGGTCTTTTGAATGATCGCAAAAGCGGTGGTGACTTCTAAACCGCCCGGCTTTGGGCGTCGTGTGTCAATTTTCGTTTTAACGCCCTTTTGGACTTTGTTCCCTGCCCATGCCCCATTCTTCTTGTAGGGGCGCTCAAAACCGCTTAGAGGGGCGTCTGAGGGGATTCTGGACTTGATGTCTGAGACAGTCGGTTCAAGGATTGCTTTGAACTGGTTGTTGAATGCTTTACGCAATTCGGGATTTAGTTTCTGGAGTTCGCGCAAAGTTTCTTTAATGCCGGTCACTTGAATGTTGGCAGTGAATGATTGCGCTTCCATGTTTACCGTTTTCTGTTGTTGTCCTCTATGACTTTACAGATAGTCAGTAGGTCGGCGGTGTCTATTTCCATGCCTGGGGGAACCCAACCAGTCTCAACGAGAATTTCGGCGATTAGCCGACGGTAGGTTCCCCTTGGGTAGGGTTTTCTTGTTCCTCGTTTACAACGTCAACGCGTTGCAATTTTGCAATAAAGTCATCAAATGCGGCGGGGACAACGATTTTTGCTTGTTTGGATGCTTCCCAAGCGAGGAACGCCAGGTCTTCTGCGCCTACGCCGTTTGCCATGTCTGATGCTTTGGTTTTGAAACGTCGTTCCCAAGCAATGATTGTGCCGAGGTTTGTTGCAACCTCGTATTCGTCTTCTAACCGGATGACCTTGAGGGTCAGTTTCATTTTGTTGCCTTTCGTGTCGGGCCGAGTTTGGCCGTGTTTATGAGGTTGCTACTGAGTACGATCCGCCAACGAAACTCAGGTCAATGGTCGAGAGTTGACCGTAGGAGCCTGTGATTAGTGGCAACGATTCTAGGTAGCAACCGGTGAGCGTGAACTGCGGGTTAGTTGATGATGTTGCAGCTGATGTTGCTTTGATCACCACGTTGGTTGAAGTTCCAACGATTGACTTGAGATAATCGTAAGTTTCGGTGCTTGCAAACGATTGGTAAAGCGTCAGGGTGATAGTTGAGTTTTCAAGTCCTGCGGTGTAAGAACGGTTTGTTGAACCGAAAGCGGTTTTTTCTAGTTGTTCAATTACGCGCGTGAACGTTGCTGCGGTGCATTGATCGGTGAGATCGTTTGCGCCTACGGAAACCGTTGGGTTTTGAAGAAGGGTGGTTGTTGCCATTTTGTTACCTCAGACGATCGCAACCGTGTAAGCGCCACCTGTAAAGGTGATGTCAATGGTTGAAAGTTGACCATAGGATCCAGCGACCAAAGGCAACGACTCAAGGTAAGCGCCAGTGAGTGTGAACTTTGGGTTTGTTGCTGATTGTGCTCCTGTTGCCGGGGCAACTGAGACAGTGACGTTTGTTCCTACAAGTGCTGCAAGAGTTGCATAGGTTTCCGATGCTGCGAACGACTGGTAGAGCGTGATGGTCAGAGTCGAGTTTTCAAGGCCAGATGTGTAGGACCTGTTGGTGGATCCAAACGCTGTTTTTTCCAATTGTTCAATTACACGAGTGAAAGTGGCGCTGGTGGTTTGATCCGAAACGTCAACGCTGTTAATGATGACGCTGGGGTTTTGAAGATATGTACTGGTTGCCATAAAAGATTACTCCTGTTCGCTTGCTTCAGTTTTAGCAGTTTTGTGTGCCTTTGAGGTGGATTGAATAAAGCCTCCCTCAATAAGCGCTTCAATGTTCACGTCCTCGGTTGGTTCAAATTCGTCGCCGATTTTGCCTAAACGTTCTGATGCGATTTTGTAAGCCATGGTTTCTCCTAGTTTGTCTGTGCTTGTACGTTGACGGTTAGATCGTAGGCTGGATATTCAGCCGAGCCGATGATTGCGATGGTTGGTCTGCCGTCTGTGACAGCGACATTGGATCCAAGTACCAGAGCTGCAAGGTTAAGCAGGTTTCGTTGGGCGTCAAGATTTGACGGTCCAAGGCTGAAAACACGCACTGGGAAATTCATGTTCACGATGTTGTAGTTGAACGCGGTAAACGATGGGGCGTCAATGAACACGCATGGCGGTGCAATGTTGCGTGGATCCGTTACAACTTTGAGCGATGTCAATGTGGCAATGGTGTTTGCCAAATTGGTGAGCGCAGTGTTGAAAAGATCGGTATAGGTCTGGACGGTCATCAGGCCACCTGAGGGCGGCTAATCCCAAGCAACTGCATGATCGTTGGGGTTATCCCAACCGTTGGTGCGGTTCCCATGTCTGAAAAGCTGGAGAATTGGTCCATGGATCCTCGAGCACGATAATAGGCGCCAGCCAACATGATCGTTCCCAAGAGCACGTCATCGGAAGGATGTACGGATGCTGAATCTATGTAGCCGGATTCCTGTCGTCTGCGATAGGCGACCTGATTTGCAGCGTTTTTACACGAGGCAACAAACGCCTGATCTTCGGCGGACGCAACCGAAATACCCAACCAGTCCAATACGTTTTGCGTTGTTGCCCATGTGCATGTGACGCCATAAGTGATTGTCCCAGATGCGGCGCCTCGAAGAACATCGGCTCCAGTGCAAGGGTAAAGCACCTGATTCAGATATGTCTCAACTGGTACGTCAACATCAAACTGGAGATCGCCTTGATCATCTACACCAATAAACTTGTAGGCAGGTAGCGCACGAACAACGAAAGTACCGTTGAACGGAGTACCGACGCTGGCGA